AAAAGCGCAGCTACATGTTGCAGAAGAAACCGAGAAGACAGCTTATTTGAGAGCCGAGGGAACCGTAAAAGAGCGGGATTGCCTTGCGGGTCTTGACCCTGTGTACAAAGAGAAATACGAAAAATACTTGGAGGTGCAGCTTGAACGACGTGTTCTTGAGAACCGAAGAAAGTCAGCCGTTTTGTGTCTGGACCTTTGGCGTACAAAAGAAGCCAGTAGAAGAGTTGGTGGTTGATTACCAAACATCTTTAGAAGACGCAGCCTTCATGGTGGACATGGGCTGGAAGGATCAATTCTGCGCCTGGGCAGTGAATGGACTTCAGGGTGAGTTTCAAACGATCTACAAAAAGGCACTCGATCACTCCATACAAGAAGTCTCATATAAGACCGGCATTCCTGACGCCGACCTCAGAACAATTTTCCTCCCCTCTCGTGCGGGGCAAAGCACGAGATTTCCTCCTGCCATTGCTCCCCCCTTCGGGGGGGAGGCTTTTTGATGCTGACGAACAAATACAATCTGCCGCCACCTTTCTACTATGCGTTGCAGTGGGACGACTACACAAAGGGCGATAGTGATATCTCAGTAAGCACACTCATTGACTCACCAATGATTGGTTATCTGAAAAAGCGGCATTGGAAAGAAATTCAACGCGACGTTGCGGATTACTCATACATTCTCGACGGTAAAGCCGAGGACGTGGTTATCGAGAACACCGAAGGACCGGAGATCCTGCATAAGCAGCGGAGACTATTTGCCACGGTTGACGGGGTAAAGATCAGCGGCATGTTCGATGTTCTGTACCAGGATTGGGATGGTGCCACGGTTTTGGGCGATCTCAAACGCACCTCTGTCTGGTCGATTATCAAAAAGAATAGCAAGAAGTGGGAGGCTCAATTAAACCTCTACCATTGGCTAGGCGTTGAATCTGGCTTCTTTGAAGACCACGACATAAGAATTGATCGCCTTGCGATTCTTGCCTCTATCCGTGATTGGGTGCGCTCCAAGCGAAACGAAGACAACTATCCACCCTCACCCTTTGCCGTCCTAGATATCGACCTGTGGACGCATGAATTCGGCACGTTTTATGTCAAGCAACAACTCAAGCTGCACAACAGCAGCCCCAGAGAGTGTTCCGACGAAGATCGTTGGAAGACCGAGGATACCTGGGCAGTGAAAAAGAAGAATCAAAAACGTGCGGTGCGTGTTCTCAATAGCGAGCATAACGCACTGCGTTTTATCGAAGATAAGTTTCCAGAAAAGTTATTTGTCGAGCATCGTCCTGGCGGTTACAGACGGTGCGAAGACTACTGCGATGTGTCCAACTTCTGCCCAATATGGAGGCCAATGTGAACCAACATAAAACACCACCTGACGTTGAAATCGGCAAACTTGTTCTCAGTCCTAGCCAGTATTACGACCCCAACAATAAAGGCTCGAACCCCTACTTCGGCAAATCTGGTGAGGTCTTTACGAAATACGGCGGCGCATTAGATGCGTATAAAACCAAATGCTGGTTGAACCCAAAAGATGACGTAGACAAAGCCGAATATAACCGCTGGATGCAGTGGGGTATGAATAACCTCAAGTCGATAAAGGTCGGGATCTTTGAACCAGCCGACGCGACTCGGCAAAGCCAACCGTCACAGTTCCAACCGGCGACAGTCAGTGAAAGAAAAACCGCTTGGTAACGTAGTTTGCATGGCGGGGAAGCCTCGCAGTATCGAACCACCTCCATTCGATGAGGCCAACCCGCCCCTTTTTTTACAGCTTCGCTCTGGCGCATGGATCGCAGTAAGCCTTTCGGATATTTTCAGTCTGAAAGCACCCGAAGATTCCTGGGGCAAAGTTGAGTTATGGATAACACGCGGTAGTTATTACCGGGGGATGGAAGCGTGTTTCCAAGATGATAAACCCACAACCGAAGGAGAGCATTCCTTAACAGAAGCAGTTCGTTTAGGTGGAGGACAAACGGGGGGTTGACCCACCCCTCGCCTCCTTTTGGACTGCGATGTTGATGCTTTGTTTGTGGAGCAAATCGTCGCGTTATGCGACAAAGGTGCCGACTGTGTGACCTCTGATAAAGGTGAATGGATCGTGAGGTACGAGGGCAAAATTTACGTTTTTTTCTACACTGAGAATGATGACTAAACTAGCATATACCATACCAGAAGCCGGTGAATTGTTGAGCGTATCGGCCCGAACCGTGCGCCGTTTGATGGACAGCGGTGAACTGCCAGCTTGCAGAATTGGTCACTCCGTCCGTATATTGCACGCTACTCTCACTGAATTTGTCGAGGACCAACCATGCCTTACAGGAAAAAAGATACCAAATTCTGGTGGATTTCCTACGAAACGTCGGAAGGTAGACAGTACGAACCTTCTGGCTCTACGTCTTGGCGAGAAGCGGACAGACTAGAAAAAAAGAAGCGTGGAAAGAAGGTTACCCGTCCTGTTAATGAGTCGGTATGCGATGTTCTTGAGACGTACCTTGGGTTTATCGAGGATGATCCAAAATATGAGCGCAGCCTTGCTTCGGCCAAACCTATAAAATCATTTTTTGGTGAGCGGAGTGTTTACTCTCTACTGACCTCAGACATCAAAAAATACTCAAAGTGGCGAAAACGTGCGGTTGGCACAATTAGCAAGGAACTCCAACTGCTCTCAATGTCTATTGACCACTGGAACACAGAGCATCAACTCACTGATGATGCCCTACCTAACCCTTGGCGTGGTTTCATCCCCTCCTCTAAAAAGCGACTCCCCGTCTATCTAAGTGAAGAACAGTACAAGGCTATTTTGGATAGCATTGACCGGCAAGCCTCAGACTACCTGAGAGACTTAATTATTATCGCCGTCAGCACAGGTCTTCGCCCTGGTGAACTTCTCTCTTTGACATGGGACCGGATCGACCTCAAAAATCGCCTGATCCTTTTTAACCCCAATGACCAGAAGAATGGATCAGCGGGATCAGTACCGCTTAACGATGATGCTTATCGCGCTATTCGGGACCGTCGATTTAAGACCAAAACTTACTTATTTGAGCGTAAAGGGAAGCGAATTTTGAGTGTAAAAAAGTCCTTCAAGACCGCACTCAGAAAAGCGGGTATCCCTGTGGTTGAGGGGTCGAGTCCGAAGATGTTGCGCCACACCTGTGCGACTTGGATGGTTCAAGACGGGGTGCCGTTGAAGAAAGTTGCCAAGGTCTTGCGCCATCAGAGCATCACAACCACAGAGATCTATACCCACCTTGCAGATGAAGATGCGAGGGAGGCGGTAAATGCACTGTCACGGAAACTGTCACGGTAATTTGTCACAACATGGCACAACATGTCACTTCCTGGCACTTTACCGACTTTTTTCACCTGTAAGTTGTTGATTTATAAGACCCCTCTGGTAGAGCACTGCCTTCACACGGCAGGGGTCACTGGTTCAATCCCAGTCGCGCCCACCATTAAATCAATGACTTACGGAGATTTTTAACCACACTTTTTGTACCTGTCACGGAAAACTGTCACGGAAAATCAGCACAGTATTTGCATGGTTAAGGGTCTTCCTTCCTTTATGTGGCCCTACCGTCTAGCTTTTCAGCCAACACAGCCACTCGACGGGAGGTCGTGGTGACGAGGATAAAAGGCAATACCGCATGGAGGGTACACACCCCTGCCGTTACCAGCAGCCACCACGCGCTCCCAAGCGCAGACCATAGGTGTTTGAAGTAGTTTTCTTGGACATCAGATAAGTGGCTCAATGCTCTCGCTCCGATATCTTTTGTAATCGTTCTTCCATCTTGTGATAAGTCTCAGGTGAATCTGAAGCTGCCGCATTGCTTTTTGCAAACCTGATAAGGGCTTTTTCCTGCTCTTTTACTGTGTTTGCGTTCAAATAGTCTTTTTGAAATTGGGGCAGCGAATACACTGGTTGGCTCTCCTGAGTAAGTGAAACCGGACAAGAAACGATCCTTTTGCCTGGATCTGCTTCAAACCGATCTTGTTGGTAGATTTTCATCTGAATTTTTTCTTTAGGTACCTCAGTGACAGTTCCATCAGGTCATAGGACGATCCTCTGAGGTCGTTGAGGATCAGGATGCCTTGGAAGTTCTCATGCCCCTGTGGGCCTCTGTAAGCCTCTCTGTGGGTGTAACACGAACCAGCCACAATGCTCCTCTGTTGTTGACCGTTTGGGAGCATTCTGATCGCTAGGTCAAGTCCCTGAACGTGACCCATAACCATCGACAACCCAACATTGCGTAACTTTGAGTGTGCGGTTCCAGCATAGGGTCTGCCTGTGTTGGGGTTGGCAAAGTAATGGGTGAAATAGACCTCTTGGATGTTAAAAAGGTGTAGAAATGGGTGAACTATCCACCCTTCTAAATCGAAGCTATCCTCTCCGAAAACACCCTCTAAACACGGATTTTCACGCACATAGCGCAGCAGCCTTTCTTCGTGGTTTCCCATGATGAAATGGAGCTTTGGCTTGTACTTCTTCTTGCGCCGCTTATTGAAAGCGTGGATAGGATTGGTGATTTTGTGGAGTGCCGTGTTACCGGCCTCTAGGTCTTTGAGGATGCGAGTGCCTTCAATTTCTAAGCCGCCCCGTGGAACCCAACGGTTTAGGCTTTTCATGTCCCAATGGTCGCCCAGGTGGACAACGTAATCGGGTTGGTACTCGCAGATTGCCCGACCAATATCGGTTAAATGGTCGGTGGGGACACCAGGAGAAACCTGAGTGTCGGGGATGACTAGAACTCTCAAGCGTTCTTTCTAGTTATCATGTTCTGTTGATTCTATCGCATTAGATATCACGGTGATAGAACGGACGTTTGGAATGGGGATGTGCCATTGATTGCCCCAATAGCCTTCTTCCTTGGTCATCGCCAGGGTCAGAAAATCGTCATTCTCACCCACGAACAAACCATAGGTAGTGGTCAGTG